TTTACATTGAACTTTAATGCACCTGCGTCTATAAATATTAATAGCATGGTGCATACTATTAAAAATATTAATACTAACGGCCTAACATTTTTACTTAGCCATGAGTCTGATTTTAAATCTACTTCCCAGCGAGCTGTAATGTTCTTTTCCATTTCAACTTCGTAGTTAGCAATTAATTCTTTTATTTTTCTTTCTGCTTCTAGTTTTTCTTCTTTACTAGTTGTTAGATTATCTAATACACCTCCAACGTTTTTAACTAGATCAGCAGCTCCTGCAGAAAATATTTTATTTAACATATTATATTATGTCTGTTAATCCTTGTTTTTTAGATGCTTTTTTAGATAATTGCTTACTATCTTCTGATAATTTACCTATATCTTTAAAATCTTGAAAGCTCATTTTTTTAAGTGGAGCTTGTTTAAAATTTCTTTTTATTGGATTACTTCTCATTTTAAATGCCATATGTTTATTTTTTTGCGAACTTTTCTAAACCACTTATACCAAAGCAACCAAGTACTACAAGTACAAATGAATCGTATACAAATTCGTTAATTATTAAGTCTTTACCTACATAACCGGTAACAAGATCTGCTATCATAATCACACACATTATCGCAAATGCAATAAAACCTACAATAGATTTTTCGTTCCAGTCGTTATTATCTTTAAATACCTCCATGATCGTTACCGTTATTTGCTTCTTTTTCCCAAGGAAAATCATGACTACCAGCTTCTTTAGGTACACCATCTACTATAATCATATCTTTTCCGTTAATTGTTTTTCTAGGATATACTTTACCATTGTAAGTAACATCATCATCACTATAAGCTAACTTGCCTAATCTCATATCGGTAGAGTGTCTCATCTCATGATTTATTACTTGTCTTTCTTCTGCACTACCTGGTATTATTTTATCACTAATAAATATAGTGCCATCCATATTAGCTTCACCAAGTACACCTTTTTCTAATTTTTTTCTTATAACAGGAGTTCCAGGTATAGAAGCATCACCACTTGGCTTTCTACCAAAACGTAGTTTGTTTCTTATTTCACCACCTACAGCGTGATTACCTGTATTAGTACCTAGTTTAAATCCCATTATCTATCTTTGTCTTTTATCATATCATCTATAGCTTTGTTATAAACTTTATCTGTATATGATTTATTATTAAAAAATATACTACGTTCAGATGTAGGTAAGTCTTCTTCACCTAAAAGTATTCTGTATATTCTACTTATCATCTGTGAACATTTAAAAGATGTTTTAAATACTGAGTACATTATTGTAGTTCTATTTCTATGTCTCCAAGTATCTATCCAACCATCTTTTCTTAATCTGTCCCACCTTGTTTTATCCCATGAATAAGTATAAACTCCATCCATAAAATCTTTTCGTGTAAATCTTTT